ATTTAGTTTGGGTGGCAGCGACCGCACCTACACTTGGAACGAGTTGTGTTGGACTACCTGTGGGTGAAACCTGGGCTGGTGAACTAGTTGTTGTAGATGCACCTGGGGGTGCCCTAGCAGCTGCCGCCGCGGCATCTTTCTTTCTTTGTTCTTCTGCAGCTTTAGCGTCGTCTTTCTTTTTTTGTTCGGCTTCAAAATTAATGTTACACGCCTGTGCAGCTTTAATACCCGCGGCAGCCTTAATATTGTCAAGAGCCATAACTTGATTACAAATTGCCATCTTATTCGCACACGCTTGCATTCTAGATTGTGGTTGGTACAAATCATTACCCGAGCATATTTGTGGTACTATACAATCCGCATTACCAAATAAACCAGTTGCCGATTTAACACCGGCTTTTTCAAGTTCAGAAATGGCTTTATTAATTTCTTTGCATCCCGCCCATGATGGATTTTGTTTACATTTCTGTAAAAAATCACTTCCAGACACATTAATACATCGACATCGTGTATCCGTTGGATTCTGTGCACAATATTGTATCCCTTTAAGATTCGCAGTTGATTGTGATATTCCATCCTTAATCATGTCAAAACATGTACGTCCATCTTTGTTGACAACCTTTGGGAGATTTGCAACATTCTCACAAAATCCAGTTGAATTATATTGACCACCTATGGTCGATCCATAAATTAATTGATGATAAATACTACCACTACCAGATTTAGATTGTGTGTTCTGGGATCGTTTGGAAGCGTCTACCATGGCGCGATCACTATCAGGAAACTTACACCAAAATGCACCATGCGCTCCTGGAAATTTACCAGCAACACCCGAATGGTCTTTCCAACCATCAATGTTTATTGGTATACCTTTTATGAATTCAGCACCCGAGCATGGATGTCCTTTTGCACCCCTTTGATAATATACATTTGGTCCACACGCTGACACACATCTATAATATGTTTTTCTACCCTTACCTTTGTGATGGCCCCATCCAAAATCACCTCTACAGTTCTGTTCCCAAGCTCCTCGGTTTAAATTACCACCTTCTGATGCATTCGCACATCCACGAATACCAAGATACTGTGTGAACCCATCATCTGGTTTCCATGCTGAAGCGGCAGCCCAAGGCATATTTAAATATACTTATATTTTTTTTATGAGTTCAATCAATTTGGATTTATCCGCTTCATCACCCTTATCCGCCTCCAATATAATTTCACGTGCCCGGGTCTCCCCAACCTGAAGTTCATCCAAAGCATTCGCAATAAAAACAGTATCTGTTTCTGTTGTACTTTCTACATATTTGATCAAATTCGCCTTAGCATCTTTACTATCATACCCCTCACGGCGCATTACGTAAAACCACGCAATCACACTCATAAGAGCAACTATCAAAATAATCTGATTACGTCGAATCTTCATTTAGAATATACACAGGTTTTTTTACAACTTATTAAATAATTCTATGAGTTCTTCTCTATTCTGGGATTCGGCCAAATCATAAGCACTTTGAATCGTCTGGTCGTCATCGGTCAGTTTGGCGGCGGCAGTCATCGTTAGAATGGGATCGATTTCATTTCCAGATACAATGTGTTCAAGTATCTGCGTTTTGTCCATTTCATACTTTTCAACCTTCTTGGTATTGGTGTATCGCATGTAGTTCCAGGCAAGCACAATAACAATTGCAAAAATAAGGACGGCCTGATTGAATCTGTTATTCATTTGAAGTTATAATAGATTTTTTTTTCTGATTGTATTCTAAATAATACCAGGATGGGAGCTTCCAAGTCCAAGGTTGTTGTAGAAACTAATGTAGTAAACGAATCTGTATTCAATGCTATTTCTAAAAGTGAAAATGCCGTCTCTGCTTCTGTCATCACTGTCCAAAATATGACCGTGAGTGGTGTAACTGCATACTGCAATCTCGATGTTAGTCAGAAGATTAATGCTGACATTAAAGTTCTTCAAAAGTTTGATGAAAAGTCAACTCAAGATCTTTTAGACAAAGTTTTAAATGACCTCGAGGATAAAGTAAAACAAGAAACTAAACAGAAGACGGGGTTTGCGAATCCAATTCCAAACTTTTCAAGTTCCGTATCGAATACAAAAACTAACATTAGAAACTCTGTAACAAAAAATATTACATCTGAAACTGTCAATAAACTTGCTGCGAAGGTTGTGAATAACCAAAAGTTGGTCACTAAAAATTTGATTATCGATCCACTTGGTTTGAGTGTTTACAAATCCCTTGGTATACCACCCCCAGTTGAACTCATGAAAGAGATAAAAAATACAAATTGTAAAATTGGTCAAGATGCACAAATCAAATTTGTCGCTGAACAAGTTGGATCCAAGATTTCGGAAATTATTAATAAAAACGAACAAGCGCAAAAATTGAAAAAGGATCTCGAGGCTACAACTACACAAGAAACCCAAGGCGCTGGCGAGGCCTTGGCTCAAGGTGCCGAAGGCGTTGGCAAAGGTATTGGTAGTATCATGTCCGGTGCGACAATGCCTTCACTCATATCAGCTCTTGTATCATGTGTATGCTGTGGCGCTATGTTAGCCTTTGGTATGTCCCCCGCGGGTCAGTCTCTGTCAAAGAATGCCGGTGCGAAGGCCATGAGACGTTTCTAATTTAAAGACATAAAGACCTCTTTAATTAATGATTCTGAGTATCGATGTCGGTATTCGGAACTTAGCCATGTGCTTACTCAATGAAACCTCCAACCTTGTGGAGGAGTGGGATGTCTCCGGTGTCCCACCCGAACACAAAGATGGTATCTATGTTTCCTTGAGAAAGCATCTCGATGAAAGGCCATGGGTCCTCACCGCCCAAACAATCCTCATAGAAAAGCAACCGGATCGGAATAAGAAGATGGTATCTGTGATGCACTTCCTTCATGCATATTTTATCATTAAGTGTCCCCACGCAGAGACAATTCTCTACGACGCACGCCACAAGATTCCAGATGTTGCTGGACCTGGGAAAGCCCAATATAATAAGAGAAAGAAGGTGTCGATTGAGAGGTGTGAAGCCTTTATCCGTCAAGACCAGGTGAACGCCCATTGGTTGGATACATTCCTCAAGTCCAAAAAGAAAGATGACTTGGCGGATACGGTCATGCAAGCCCTCAGTTTCGTCAATCGTGTAGAGGTCACCACAGCCACCAAACCCAAAAAGTCCACCAAATTGGTGGCTCGTAAACCCAATGAAAATCAAAAGATGACAAAGTATTCAAAGTCAAACTTGGCTTGGTTGTACCTAAATAAAGTGGAGTGTGAAGTCCTTGAGAACAATAAACGTTTTATGAAGGATCTCAAGAGGTACTATAGAGACATCGATGACCTCATCTCTGAGATGAATATTAAAGATACTAACCTATGTAAATAAAATCGGCAAAAACGGATTACACAATATGCACAGTACATGGGGAAAGAAACAGTGGGACTTATTTTTTATTTGAGCTATTGCGTAAACATGAATTAATAGTATTTGATGGTGTGTGTTTTGGTAAGCTATCCGTGTTATGGAAGCATGGTTATCCCACAAAAAGTTTGAAATTATTAAGTTATGGCCGGGTTATTAATTTTTTAATATTTAGAAATCTTGACGATTGGTTGATTTCTATGTACAATAATCCATATTATTTGAAGTTGGACAAAAATACTACATCATTCCGTGATTTTCTGACCAAAAAACAAGAGCTATCCGGCGAAGACGACGTTCCAGTAAATTGTATAAATAAAAAGGTGTTGAACCATACGGATGAAGGCAAGACTATTTTTGAAATTCGATATCAAAAATTAGATAAATATCTACGTTTTTTTGAGGAAAATGACGATGTAGTTATTGTAAATCTCAGCTATTTACAGGATAGAAAAAATTGTACACATTTTATCAACTCTATCAATAAAAAATACGGTTTTAACATGACACGTATTTGGAACGCTATACCTACACATACAAAAACCAAAGAAATAAACAAACAAAATCGCGTATACAATACAAAAATTGATGATACTATAAGATCCATTATTAATCAATCACAAAACGAAGATATTGAAAATCGCATCAAAAACTTGACATTTGAAATGAAGTGACTTGATTAAAGATTTGGGGGGAACTAAGAATTAGAACATTATGCAAAAAGATGTCTTGGACCACGGATTTGTACGATTGGTTGATCACATGCCGAGAGAAGATTTGGACACGTCAATCGTCCAAGCAGCCCGAGTCAGCTACGGAGATGGGACAAAGTCGACCCGTGGAGACCGAGGACTCCTCAGGTACCTGCTTAGACATTGGCACACGACCCCTTTTGAAATGGTGGAATTCAAGTTTCATATCAAAATGCCCCTATACATCGCGAGACAGCACTTTCGACATCGAACAGCCTCCGTTAATGAGCTCTCCGCCCGCTACTCCGTCGTACCGAAACAGTATTACAACCCAGGAGTTCTACGAGGTCAGTCTCAAGTAAATAACCAGGGGTCAGAGGGCGTTGTGGAAGTTCATGAAGAAAAGACCAACCAAATTAATGAACACTTAGAACATTCTTTTGATTTATATGAGAGCCTTCTCGAGGAGGGGGTGTGTCGGGAACAGGCGCGTGGTAACCTTCCACAATGTACTTATACCGAATTCTATTGGAAGATTAACCTTCACAACTTGATGCATTATCTCCACCTCCGCATGGACCACCACGCCCAGAAGGAGATTCGGGACTATGCGAATGCCATCTATGACCTTGTTGAACCCCTCGTCCCAATCACGATGGAGGCATTCAAGGACTTTAGGGTCAATGCTATGCATCTCACCGGTCCAGAGATTGAGGCTCTTACCACAGGGAAACAGATAGAGTCGCCAGGGGAGAGGCGTGAGTTTGAGGAGAAGTTGGAGAGATTGAACTTAAAAAATAAATGTCCTTAGAATGTAACAAACAAAAATGTTTTCAATTACAACCTCTATTACTTTTGCGGCAAAGACTAACCGTTTCAAGAAGTTTGGTAAGAAGATGAAGAAGAACAGTGACGCAGACGTGGGTAAGATCCATGAGAAATTATCGGATATTAGCCGCGATGAACAGCGACGCGTCAAGGAAATCTTCAGAGAACATCAAGAGTTCTTCAAGGGATCCTCCAAGAAGGAGGAAGTCGCTATCGATTTTTTTCAAGAGTAAATATATGATATGATACGTGTAGTGTTATTATCACTATTACTCATTGCTTTCTTTATTTTTAGAAAGAACACAGATGTTAAGATTAAACGAAATGTATTAACAACTCAAGAATGCAATAAAATCATAGACATATCAAATAAATACGAATATGAACAGTTTCCAGAGGAAGTCGATTTAAAAGCTGCATATGAAATTGATATATATGATGTAGAAAAGCCAAATGCAATTCTTAACGAAGAACTTTGGGATATATGTAAAAATATATACGAGTCGCATATGAAAAAGGACTTTCCAATGCCCGGGTATGTATTTTTACGTAGATATACACCAAATGAGCGTATAGATTTACCTATTCATCTCGACGAAAATAAGTTCACCATGTCATTTTTACTATCACCAAGAAATATGTATAATGGTGGCGATTTATATGTCTTTGATAAAAAGGCAACTGTGAAATATAAGTACATAAACTATGGACATCCAGATATTAAAAACAAATTTGTCGAGAGTTACAAAAAACTACCAATTATCAATTACGACCAAGGTGATGCTGTGTTATACAGTGGAAAGGAGCATCTACATGGCGTTTTGCCGGTCACATGGGGCACTCGTTACACATTGTCGTTCTTTTTTGAATAATTTAAAGTTTGTAGATTTTAATTGTATAGATGCCACATTTTCAATTCCCTGCACACTATGTATTTTGGACGAAAGTAAATGACCATGACCAAATAAAGTCAAAATATTTGTCTAAAATTAAGAGTAGTACAAGTCCACATAATTTTGCGTGTACAATGAAGTCAAATATAAATGACCGTATCGACCTATTTGAGGATGACCAAGAGACACTTCGTAAAATTGTATGGAAACCCATAGAAGACATGGTACAGGAAAGTCAAGGTGAGATATTCCTCGGAGATTCGTTTATTCAATCACATTGGTACAACATATATGAAAGTGGTGATTTTCAGGAAAAACATTCACATGGCGCGTATCCAATTGTAATTGATGGTATACGTTATCATCCATCCTTGTCGATTATTTACATACTCAAAGATGATAATAAAGAGGGTTCTACATTATTTACTGATAACAACCCAAAACCATTTGGTGCTGTATTAGACTATGCATCATTGGATACGTCAAACATAGAAGATATAGGTGAGGGGTCAGTTATAGTATTTTCTTCTAAACTTGAACACATGGTTAAGCCGGTCAAAATTGGAGGTAGAATTACAATCGCGTTTAATATTTTTTCATCGTTTTCGAGAACTAAACGCAAACCACAAAGTACACAAGACAAACCCAAAAGCTAGGGGTGTGTCGTCAAACTGATGCGCCATGAGCGCACTCACCGTACTATATTGCACCATGCGTATTTCCTGTCGTGTTTTAGACATGGACCTCTTCATGGCTGCTTTGGATTTTTCCAAACCCAAAACAGCTGTACTAATATTCCGTATTTTCGCCGGCATTTCGGCCGTCTTCATAAGAGTATCTTGGATGTCGAGAGATTCCACGAATTGTTGTTGTATCATGGGCTCCAAGTAGGTATAGTAGTTGAAGTCTGGGTCAAGTTGCAAACATATTCCCTCTATTATAGAGAATGATTTTGCTAAGTATACAAAACTTGATGGAATAACGAAAGGTTTTTCCATCGCGAGTTGGACGGCGATGTCGTCATTCATAATGTTTGAGCCGTCCAAAGTTTCCAAGTATCCCAAAATTGTTTCAAAAAAAAGTTCGATATCGGATACATCGGAAGTTGATGGTACAATAACTTTGAGGGCAATGAGGATTTCTACAATACCCTTGGTGTCCTTGTCTATGATACACCCAAATATCTTCTTGAACCCATCACGAAGTTCATTCGATAAATCTATGATGAGACCAAAGTCATAGAATACCAACTTACCCTTGGCGGAAAATCCCAAATTACCTGGGTGTGGGTCACCGTGGAAAAATCCCTTGTCCATCGTTTGAATCACATAGGAATTGATGAGCGCCTCACAAATCTTCTTCTTATTTACATTGGGATTGGTCAATTCTGTAAGTTTTTCAGATTCCACATACTCCAT